TGAGATATTCAGGATGGGATTAGATAGTAAGATGTTGTTTGTAAGGTTTGAAGACTTATGTCTCTATCCTGATACAGAGATGATTAGGATATATGACTACCTAGGCATTCCTCATTACAAACACGACTTTGATAATATTGAACAAGTTACTAAGGAAGATGACGAAGTGTATGGAGCATTTGGTGATCATACGATTAGAACTAAATTAGAGCCGGTAAGATCCAACGCAAAAGGTTTATTGGGTAAAGACGTCACGGATTGGATTTATAACAATTATAAGTGGTTTTTTGATACGTTTAGATACACCAAGTAATGAGTTACATTGATGACTATTTTGATAAGATCTTCTATATCAATTTAAAGAGGGATGTAGACAGAAATAAGAATATTCTTAGTCAATTTAAGGAATTCAATATAACTAATTACGAAAGGTTCGAAGCTATAGAATGCACTGAAGTTCCAGACAGAGCTTTATGGAGAAATTTCCTAGAAGAAGATGAAAAGTATGTTAAAGGTTCTATCGGGTGTAGAGAGTCCAACTTAGCAATTATTAGATTAGCAAAAGAAAGAAATTATAAACGTATTCTTATTTTAGAGGATGATATTTTTATAGTTCAAGATCCTAGTGAAATAATGAAGATAAATAAGCGTAATATAGACCTAGCAGATATGTTTTATTTTGGAGGATCTGTTGAAAGTAATTTTGGAGGACAAGTTGTTGAAAGCTTTGCTTACGCTGTCAAGGAGGTTTTGTTTAACGATATATTGAACATGGCTATTCCATCTGGAATGGAAATAGACAATTTCTATGCCAAAATAATCCAGCAAATGACTTATATTGGCAACTACAGAGGTAGATATAATGTAGCTTTATTACGACCATTCAATTCAATAGCTGTAGACGAGAACTTTAAATCAAATATAAACAACGTTAATATTGTTCGTACACCACAACTTTTTCATAAGTAATGAACCTTATAAACACTTTTTTTGATAAAATATTTTACATCAATTTAAAGAAGGATGTAGAAAGGAATGATTACATGATTAATCAATTCAAAGAGTTTGGTATAACTAATTATGAAAGGTTTGAAGCTATAGAGTGCAACGAAATACCGGACCAGGTTCTATGGAGAAACTTCAACAAACAGGATGAAAAGTATGTGAAGGGTTCTATCGGATGTAGAGATTCTCATTTAGGAGTGTTAAAACTTACTAAAGAAAGAAACTACAAGTTTGTAATGATTCTTGAAGATGACATAAAGATACTTAGAAACCTAAGCAATGTGCTGAAAGCTAATGAGTTTCAAATTAGTATGTCTGATATGCTTTATTTTGGAGGATTGTTAGAGTCTGAGTTTAGAGGACAGGTTGTTGGAGCGTATGCTTACGCTGTTAAAAACACATTGTTTGATGATATCTTAAACTTAGCCATCCCGTCTGGAATGGAAATAGATAATTTTTATGCTAAAATTATACAGCATATGACTTATATTAAGAATTCAAGTGGAAGATACAATGCGTTGATGCTGCAACCAGAGAATTCTATAATTGTAGATGTTAAATTTAAATCAAATATAAGAGATGATAGTAGTACTGTTTGGACAACCACATAGCGGCAAAACAACTCTAGCTAAAGAATTGGGTGAATCATTTGATCCTGATACAACTCACCATATCGATGGTGATCAGTTAAGATACATCTTTCAGAATAAGGACTTTAGCAAAGAAGGCCGTCTAAAGAATTTGCAAAAAGCAAGTGACATAGCTGCCTACTTAAACTGGACTGGAAAAGATGTAATTGTGTCTGTTGTATATCCGTATAAAGAAGCAAGAGATTATTTAAATAGTTTGGTGTCTGATGTAAAATGGGTATATTTGTATTACAAGGAAGAAAGAGGAAGAGAGAACTTTCATGTGAAGGATTTTGAGTTTCCATTCCTAGACGAAAAAGCGTTACAGTTAAATACTTCTAAATTATCAGTAGAAGAATGTTTAAAACAAATTAATAGTTATATCAATGAGTAATTGGGAAAAGAAAATACACGTTAAAAGCTCAATGGAGCGTAAAGATAGTCAATGGTCTTTGTTTATTGGACGTTGGCAACCTCTTCACGAAGGACATAAGCAATTATTTAGACAAGTAATTAGTGAGGGAGGAAAAGTTTGTATTGCTGTTAGAGATGGAGAAGTTAATGAAAAAAATCCTTTTAGTCCTTTCCAAGTTATGACTACTATTTTTGAAGAAATGAAAGAGGAGTTTGAAGCAGGCAATCTAAGAGCAATGATCATACCGGATATTTGTTCGGTTGAGTTTGGACGTGGGGTTGGATATGATATTATTGAGCATATTCCTCCAACTGAAGTAGCTGAAATCTCAGCAACCAAGATCAGAGAACAAATGAAGGCAGAAGGAAAACTATGATAGTAGAAAGAAAGAGACATATTGCAAAAACCATCAGCTACCGAGTTGTAAGTACGCTAATTGGGTTTGGAATTATGTGGGCAATTACGGGTAGTATTAAGATTGGAGCCGCATTTGGGGTTGCTGAACTGGTTTACAAGCCAATCCAATACTATATTCATGAGAGGATCTGGTATAGGTGGATTAAGTACGGATTGAAGAAATAAATATAAGAATATTATAGAATACTGCAAAATGAAAATATTTATACCAAATAGTCTTACATGGTATTACATAACGCAGACGTCACAGGATCGCTAACACTCAACAATGTAAATATATCAGGTGTTACTGGATCATTCGCAGCTAGTGCATCTTTTGCAGCTCAAATAAACTCATTAAACTCATATACTGCGTCTAATAATGTAGCTATAAGTGCGTTAAACGCTTTTAGCGGAAGCATTTTAGCATACACTTCCTCAGCAAATGCAAGGTTTTTATCTATAGAAACTGCAACAGGCTCTCTAAACACATATACTGGTAGTAATAACGCAAATATAGCATTAATAAGTGCTAATATTGCTTCTTTATCAGCGGGTTCGGCTTCTTCTGCGGTTCTTGTAAACACTTTAAGTGGTAGTGTAGCGTCGCTAAATGCCTACACAGCGTCAAATAACGCAAACATTATTTCTCTATTTGCGGGATCAGCGTCAGCTGCAGTCACTGTAAACAGTGTATCACAATCAACGGTAGCTAACACAGCTGCTATTTCAATACTAGCATCAGTTACAGGTTCATATGCGACCACTGGATCAAACGTATTTGTTGCTCCACAATTCATAAATCAAGCCTCAAACGCAATAAGTTTTACTTCAACTGCTTCGCTATATACAAATGGTGGTGCTAGAGTATCAAAAGACTTATTTGTAAGTGGTACAACTTATTTAAACAATTTAACTGTTTATGGTACTTCAAGTATCCAATACATTACTTCTAGTCAAGTTAATATTGGAACAAATATTATCACTGTAAATACAGACACACCGGCAGTAAGATTTGGTGGTTTAGCAGTATTTGATAGCGGATCAACTGGATTGACCGGCTCAATGCTTTGGGATAGTGAAAAAAATCACTGGGTGTATGCAAATCCATCAGGATCAAGTTATAGTGGTGGTATGATTATGAGCGGTCCTCGATCTTCAGCTTTAGGAAGTGAGCAAGGAACTACAAACAATGCTTTGATGAAAGGTCAAGGTGGTGATCACATTACTTCTTCTGCTATTATTGAGGATGGTACTTTAACAAGCATGTATTCTACAATGTATGTTAGTAGTAGTGGGAATGTTGGTATTGGAACTTCAACTCCAACTCGTTTATTAGAACTATACGGACCTTCTCTATCAGCAGACACACCAACATTAAGAATTTCATCAGCTGATTCTTCAGGCACAAGAAAATTTGGTATTGAATTTTATTCAAGAACCGGTGCTGACGTTAGAGGTAAAATATTAGCTGATAACGGAGGTAAACTATACATAGACGATAATGGTGGTGGTGGTGTTTTATTACAAGCAAATGGTGGTACTGGTAACGTTGGTATAGGAACTATACCAAGTGCTTGGTCTTTGGGAAAAACATTACAAATTGGAGGAGATAATGCTGCCATAAATTTCTCAGGTACTGCTGCTATTTTAGGTATAGTTAATGCTTATTATAATGGAAGTAGTTACATTATTCAAAACACAGGAACACAAGCATCTTTTGAATATGGTTTGGCTAGAAGTAATGCTTTCAATTGGAGAATAGGAGCAAGTGCTAGCGCGGGCAGTACAACTCCATTAGGTTTAGTGATGTCGTTATCTTCTAATGGTAATTTATCAATAGGAAACACTAATGATACTTACAAATTAGATGTAACAGGTACAGCGAGATTTACAGGCTAAGTAGATTCAGAAACAAAATTTTATGTAGTAGCTACCCCTCCAGCAACTAATGGAGGATTAATAAATGTAAGAGATACAGTTACTGCTACAAACGTGACATCATTTGCAGGAGTATTTTTTAATAGTTCTCCAGGTAATGATTATTCTATTGGTAAATTAACAGAAAATAATGTAGGATTTTTACAAATTAGAAATGCGAATTCTGGCGCAGAACTATTAAGGATGAACGCTTCAGGAGAAGCTATATTTAGGGGTAAAACAAACATTGTAAAATCTATTTCTGATTATGCTTTCACAATTACAAATACCGACTCCGATGGTTATGGAATGTATATACAAGCAGGTAGCACTAACAATGCTATTGATGTATATAATGCGGCAGGTACTACTCAATTATTTAAACTAACAGGAGCAGGAGCAGCTACATTCTCAAGTAGTGTAACGGCGACACAATTTACTTCACAAGGTGGTAGAGGAACAAGTTATGGATATAAGTTACCTGATTGGCAAATATATAATACAACAAGTGGCAATGCTTTAGCTTTTAGTAATTATACAACTGACTTTTTATATATTAATTCAAGTGGTAATGTTGGCATAGGTACTACATCTCCAAGTAGAGCATTAACAGTTGCTTCAGACACTAGTTTCTATAATGGAGCTGCAGGCACAGGAGCAATTGATCCAGGGGCTCAAGAAGTATTAACAGCAGGATTCAATGTAGCTGGACAGTCTTCGCTTGATATAAGTAACATAGGTGTAACATTAAATAGATGGAAAGCTATAGTTAGAGGGGGATTTGCAAATAATAATGAAGGAGGAGGATTAGTTTCATCTGGCTTAGAAATTGAAGTTGATAGTAATAGTCCTTCAATACCTGTAGGCAGTTCTAGTATTACTTTTTCAAGAAATAGTAGTACAGGAAAATTACAAGTAACAAATAACAATACTTCAAACCTCAGAACAACATTTGTTGGTACAATACAAATAATCAATTATCCTCAAAGTGCTCCTCCTACTATTTCTAAAGTAATATTAGGTAATGTTGGTATAAATACTACGTCGCCTGGAAACTTTAACGGACTTAGTTTTGCTGGTCCTTTTTTAGATGTAGCTGGAATCATGCAGATAAAAGGCACATCTTCAAATACAATTGCTGGATTACAACTTGGCGGAGACACTTATAGAAAAGCAATTATATATTCTAGTGTAGGGACAGATGATCCTTACTTTGCAATAGGTGTGTCATCAGCAGGAAGCTCAAGTAGCGCTAGCGAGCGTATGCGCATAACAAGTGGTGGTAGAGTTGGGATAGGCACAACAAGTCCTACTTCTATTTTAAATATTAGTGGAGTAAATGCAGATGCGGCTATTGATTGGACTAATACAACTGCTTCAACAGGTCGTTCTTATAGATGGGTTTCATTAAATAGCGGTGGTTTTGCTATTGAAGATTTAACGGCGTCAGGAGCGGAACGCATGCGCATAACAAGTGAAGGTTATGTGGGCATAACAGTTACAGGAACAACAGTTACATCTGGTGATTTATTAGGATGCTTAGCCTTTGTATCAAAAGATGCATCAACATATTCATCAGGTGGCATTACAAATATTCGTTCATATGCAACTTCAACTTACAATACTGGAAATGTATCTGGTGATTTAAGATTCTATGTATCAAATGGTTTACAGAATACAACTGCAAGTTATTTATTTGGTACTGAAGCAATGCGCATAACAAGTGGGGGTATTGTTTACATCAACGCTACATCAAATCCAACCCCAGGTAACGCTGCTCCTCAATTTGGTGTTGTAGGTGCTGCTGGTACAGATGCTGTAAACATTAAACATGATCAAGATGCCAATAATACTGTAAATATTTGGCAAATAGGTACTACAAGTCATAATGCGATAGCATTCTATAAAGGCGATACTCAAATTAATAGAGGTCTTATCACAGTAACAACATCAGGTACAACATATAACTCCGTATCTGATTATCGTTTAAAAGAAAATGTTACACCATTAGAAAATGGTTTAGATCGTTTAATGCAATTAAAACCATCTAAATTCAATTGGATTGAAACTGGAAATGAGTCTGAAGGCTTCATCGCACATGAACTACAAGAATACTTCCCAGATGCAGTGACAGGTGAAAAAGACGCTGTATACTCAAGCACAGGAAATATCAAACCGCAATCAGTGGATTATGGTAGAATCACTCCATTGCTTGTAAAAGCATTACAAGAACTCAAAGCAGAGTTTGACGAATATAAATTAACACATCCTTAAAAACAAATAAAACAAAATGGCAGTATCTTATTTTTGGACAATCAACCCACTAGAAGCATATCCAACAGCATCAGGTGAATTAGACGTAGTATTCACAGCACATTGGCAGTATCATGCTACTGAAGTAGTAGATGAGACTACTTATACAGCACAATCAATAGGTACACAAGGTTTAGTGTACGTATCAGGATCCCCATTCACTCCTTTTGAAGACTTAACGCTACCACAGGTATCAGGATGGGTAGAAGCAGCTATGGGTGAAGCACAAGTAGACGCCATGAAAGCTGCTTTAGCGCAAAACATCGCTAATCAGATCAATCCACCAGTTGTAACTTTAGAATCACCTTGGTTGACAACTAGCACAACAACTACGACTACTACAATAGCTTAGTAATAACGTATTAGGGCCAATATTTAACAGTATTGGTCCTTTTTATACTTATTTCAAAATAAATTTGGTGTTTTGAGTTGTTTTGTATATATTTATATGAAATAAACAATAATCTTTATGACATTATTAATTACATTAATTATCGTAGCAGTAGCAATTTTTGTTGCTATGAAATTTGGTAAAGTAAAAGACGAAAACAACAACAACATCCCTGATGTTATTGAAAAACCGTTTCAAGCAGTTAAGGAAGTAGTTAAAGAAGCAGTTGCAAAAACAGAAGCTCCAAAAGCTCCAGCAGCTAAACCAGCTACCAAAAAACCAGCAGTTAAGAAAACAAATGCTAAAAAGGCAAAATAAAATATGGAAAAAATTTCATTAAAGTTACGTGAATTTTATTCTTTAGAAGCTGAGTTAAACGGTTTAGTAAACCAAGAAACAAAAGAAGTTATAACAAAAGGGTTATTAAACGAAAAGATCAAGTTAACCACGAAATACTGGTTATCAGATCTTAATAAGAAAATCTTAGCTGAAAAAGAAGCTGTTGAGAAACTTAGAGAAGAGTTGATCAAAAAACACGGTGATACAGACGAAACCGGTAATGTTGGTATTTCAAAATATATCAACATCGTTAAAAATGAAGCTGGTCAAATTGTAGATGGTGAATTAAGTCCAAAATTTATTGAATTCGAAAATGAGTTTCTAACTCTCTTAGAAGAAGAACGTGAATTAGAACATCACGCTTTCAAACTAGAAGAATTTGATAACGTAGAAACCGATGGTAACTACCCAACCCTCTTCAAATTAATCAAAATCAGCTAAACGCAAATAAAAAATAAAAAAACAGGATATGTCAGACGTTAAAAAATTAACAGAACAAGAGTTACAAGATTTCAAAGCATTTAGACAAGAAGCTAACCGTTTAGCAGCAATTTTAGGTGAAATTCACTACCAAAGAGTGTTAATCGACGCTGAATTAGAGAATCTAAAGGGTGCAATCAAGGCAAACGTAGTATCTCAACAAGAGCAACTAAAAAAGTTTGGCGAAACTTATGGTGATGGTTCAATCAACCCTGAAACAGGTGAGATCACTCCGGTAGCAGCTAACTAAAATACTCCTTCATAATAAATTAGGTTTTGCCGGTAATAACAGCTATTTATTACTAGAAATAAATTTATAAAATGGCAGAAGCATTAATTTCACCAGGTGTATTCCTTAGAGAAAACGACCTTTCTCAAATAACATCAGGCCCAATCACAGTAGGAGCAGCTTTAATAGGCCCTACAGTAATCGGAAAACCTAATATACCAACCCTAGTAACAACCTACTCACAGTATAAGGCTAAATTTGGAACTACCTTCGTTTCAGGAGGTAATACACATGAGTATTTAACATCTCAAGCAGCTTACAACTACTTCCAACAAGGAGGTACTTCATTGTTAGTAACAAGAGTAGCTAGTGGTTCTTATACTCCAGCTACAGCTAGTGTTAATAGTTACTTAGGTGTAACTGCAAAAGCATTGGTAAGCTCTTCTTTCGCAGATGGAGCTTTCTTCCAATTAACTGGATCTACAGTAGGTAAGTTTTTTATAACTGCAAGTACTACACAAACAGACGTTGCTCCAAACTATTATATAGCTACCGGATCAACTGCTGCTCTTACAGCAACTGCAATCGCATCTAAACTTAACTCTTTAGTAAATACTTTCCAAGTAAGTGCTCTTGCAGTAGGTACAAACTTACAATTTACAGCAAGCTCAGCAGGAATCGCTGGTAATAGCTACAGCTATACAAGTGCTTCAATCACACAGCCATTTGCAGGTGGAATTGATCCAATCTATTCTTTTGAACTTGAAACTTTATCTGTTGGTACAGTAATGAATGATAACGCTTCTGCAGCTTCATTCCAAACTACAAGAGGTTTATTACCTTCAGGTTCATCTTCAAACATAAGATGGCAGATTTCAAATGCTGATACATCTTCTGGATACTTTACTTTACTTATCAGAAGAGGTGATGACTATACAACTGGTCAAACAGTATTAGAAACTTGGTCAAATGTATCTTTAGATCCAAACCAAAATAACTATATTGAGTATGTAATTGGTAACCAAACCGAGCAAGTATTGTTCGATGAAAGTGGTCAAGCATACCTACAAATAACTGGTAGCTACCCTAATGCTTCTAATTATGTTAGAGTTAAGGCAGTTAATCAACCAACTCCTAATTATTTAAGCCCTACAGGCCAAGCACAAGCACAATACACATCTTCTATTCCAGTTAATGGTAGCGGATCTTTAAATGGTGCATTTGGTGGTGCAACTGGTCCTTTATATGGTAACTTAAATGACGTAACTTTCACAACAACTGCTCCGTTGAATTTGTTTGAAACAATTCCAACAGTAACTTCAACAGCAACTAACAAAGCTACAAATATTCAAGGTGTATTTGCTGACGATTACGATACAGCTATCAACTTGTTAGCAAACGCTGATGCGTATGTTTACAATGTAATTTATACTCCAGGTTTAACTAACCAAAACGGTACAACTCAAATTGGTGCTTTATTAGCTACAGTTTCAAACCGTGGAGATGCTGTTGCAGTAGTTGATATGGTTGGATACAATCAAACAATTACAACTGTATCAAGCCAAGCACAATCTTACGATAACTCTTATGGCGCTACATATTGGCCATGGGTACAAGTAAGATCAACTGAAACTGGAAGATTACATTTCGTACCTGCTTCAACAATTGTTCCTGGAGTATACGAATACAACGATAAAGTATCTGCTGAGTGGTTTGCACCTGCAGGTCTTAACAGAGGTGGTTTACCAACAGTAATCCAACCTGAAAGACGCTTAACAGTAAGTCAAAGAAACACTTTGTACACTGCTAAAGTAAACCCAATCGCAGTATTCCCAGGTCAAGGTACAGTGATCTACGGTCAAAAAACTTTACAATCAAGAGCTTCTGCTTTAGATAGAGTAAATGTAAGACGTCTATTGATTGCTCTTAAAGGTTACATTGGTCAAATTGCTCAAACATTGGTATTCGAACAAAATACTGCTGTAACTAGAAACAAGTTCTTATCTCAAGTAAACCCTTACTTAGAGTACGTACAACAAAGACAAGGTTTGTATGCATTCAGAGTGGTAATGGATGATACGAACAATACACCGGATGTAATTGATAGAAACTTACTTGTAGGCGCTATTTATTTACAACCAACTAGAACTGCGGAATTTATTCAATTAGACTTTAACATCTTACCAACTGGAGTAACCTTTGGTCAATAAAATAAAAACAATAATCGATGAAGAACAATACAAAAGTTAGATTACATTTATCTAAGCAATTATTTGAATCACTTACTAAGCAAGTTATTGCTGAAGGTAAAGTAAATGATGGCTATAGCGAAGCTGTAAAGCAGCCTAAGCAAGCTAAAGAAACAAAAGCTGAAAAAGCTGCTCCAGAAGTAAAGGCTACTAAGAAGATGAAGAAGATGGAAGAAGTTGGAACAGCTACTGCGGGTAGTGCTAGCACCGCTAAATTAGGTATGGATATGATTAAAAAGGGGCAAGCAATAAAAACTGCTACAGGCTTATCTAAGCAAGAATTAGAAAGTATAGAAAAGATACTTAACACTATCATGACCAAAGCTCCTGAAGGAGAAACAGCAATTGCACTTCAAAAAGCACTTGCCGTTCTTCAACAAAACACTAAAAACGTTGGTGCAGGTCAAAGTAAGCCACAAACTCCTGCAATGCCTGGCAAAATGGAAGAAAAAATGTCTTCTAAGGAGAAAATGGCTAAAGGTCTTTACAAAGAGACTGACATGGAAGAAATGGGAGTAGGATCTGGACTATCATCTGCAAACATAGGACCAGGTGGTGTAGTTGTAGACGACCCTAACTGGCATCAGAATGGTAAAGCAGAAGGTAGTTTAAACGAAATGGGAGCTGAATGGGAAGCACTTCTAACGGCTGCAGGTGTTGCAGGAGCAGGTGTAACAAGCTACGCGATCATGAAAGTACAAGACTATCTGCAGAAAAAGTTTCCAGAACAGTATAAAAAAGCTCAAAAAGCTAGAAGTACAATGGGCGGAGCCAATCCAGGTCTTGATGTCTAAGTTTTGAAAAAAAACAAATAACTTATATTTATATTAAATAACACATAAGATGCCTTTATTAGATCCAAATGAAATTATGTTTACAGCTTTTGAACCTACAGTTCAGAATCGTTTCATAATGTATATAGATGGTATTCCTTCATTCATGATTAAAGCAGCATCTGCTCCAAACATCGACTTAAGTGAAGTGAAATTAGACCACATCAACGTTTACCGCAAAATTAAGGGTAAGGCTGAGTGGCAAGACATGACATTAAGTCTTTACAACCCAATCTCTCCGTCAGGCCAACAGGCTGTAATGGAGTGGATTCGTTTATCACATGAATCAGTGACTGGCCGTGATGGTTATTCTGACTTCTACAAAAAAGATTTGAACCTATCTATCTTAGGTCCAGTAGGTGATGTGGTAAGTGAGTGGATCAT